TACAACCCCGCGCGTGGAAGTTCGCCGACCGTACCGTCATAGCCGCTGAGATCGCGCCACGGTTCCAAGGTCGATCAGGGAGAGGGGGAGCTGGCGCTCACAGAGGCCGTTGCACCATCGTTACCCCAGGTCAGCGGCGAGATCAGGGGGCGAGAGGGAGTCCTGCCCGAGCTCGATCCCAGTGATCAGGAGTGAGGGCATCCTCGCCATGCTCCCGGCAGAACTCACGGACGACGGCGAGAGGTGTGCCGGGGTCTGGCTCCCGGTCTTCGAGCGTGACGCCCAGCATGATCTCGGCGAAGCGTCGCCCCGTCTCCTGCGCAGTGGTCTCCTCCATGGGGCCAGCGTACCGTGAGCGCCGTGAGCGATCCGCTCCGCCTCCTCCAGGACCTACTCGGGGCCGAGGTCATCCCGGTACCTGAGCAGCTTGCTCTGCCCCTCGCAGGGATCGCTGAGCCTCCCGGTCCAGACGAGGTCTCCGAAGCCCTCCAGGAGCTGCACAGCCTCGGGGAGTTACCAGTCCCGGAGCTCGATGAGGAAGACGTAGAGCAGTAGAGCGCCAAGCCGTCTTCGTTCACTGCCGGGCGTCAGCCCGGACCCAGCTCGCTCCGCTCGCTGAGCCCTTCGCCGTTGCGTGTCTACGACAGGCGGGGGCTCCGCCCCCTACTTCTTCTCGCCGTCGAACCTCACTGTGCAAGTGTGAGCGCCGTCACATCTGGAGTGGTTGTAGAAGGTAGGACCCACCGCGTCTTAGTACATGTAGAGGTAAACGGCAAGCGAGAAGTACAGGTTGTGGGCCTGTCGGCCCCAAGGTACGAAGACGCTCTGCCAAGTACAAGTGCTACTTGCACTTGCTCTACGTAGAGGGCAGAGACTGCCCCCGAGTCGACACGCTTCGAGCAGCTTGCCGCATGCGGTGAGGACGTCGTCGGGGGCTTCAACTTCCACGTTGGGAGGTACCTGTGAGCGGATGGAAGAACTCAGATCGACGGGACAGACTTCCTGCGGACTGGTTCAAGATCCGAGCTCGGGTGCTTCGGCGAGATGGCCACACATGCACTCACCGAGATGACTACGGCATCAGGTGCGCCGATCTCGCAACCGACGTGGACCACATCAACCCTGGCGATGACCACTCCCCCGAGAACCTTCGCTCCCTGTGCGCCTGGCATCACCAGAAGAAGTCAAGCGCAGAGGGTGGCCGGGCAGCTCAGGCGAACCGGCGTCGACAGGATCGCAAGTTCAGGCGGACCGAGGATCACCCCGGTCTCCTGTGAGGTACGCACCAGCTCCCCGCCCTCCTCTCCGGGTCGAGCTGGTGCTTGGCAGTGCGCTCCCCAGACCTCCTCTCCTGGGTTGAGCGCGCTGCCTCCCCCCTGGCATCTACCAGGGGGTCGACTTCCCGGCATGAGAGCCGGATGTACGAAGGGAGACCGCGTGTCCACCTGGACCTACCTGTGGCTTGGATGGCTCGCGGCCTTCTGCGTCATCGAGGGCAAGGCCCTGTTCAACAAGACCGAGGGCGACACCCTCAGCGAGCACGTCTGGAAGTGGTTCTCCACCCAGCGCACTGCGGCGAAGCAAGGTCAGCCCACGGGCTGGGTCCGGCTGCGTCGCTTCGTGCTGCTCGCCTTCATGGCTTGGCTGTCCGTGCACTTCCTGACGGGCGGCATGTTCTGATGTGGGACCGCAGAGCTCACGTCGAGGACGCACACGACGGCGACACGCTGCGGGTGCGGCTCGATCAGGGCTTCGGTGACACGAAGACCCTGAACCTGCGCCTGTACGGAACCTTCGCTCCCGAGCTGAAGCAGCCCGGTGGAGCTGAGACCCATCAGTTCGTCCTGGACTGGCTGAACGAGAACAACCCCGATGGTGACGAGTGGCCCTTCGTGGTCACCACCATCCGCACGCGCGCCGACAAGGAAGCCCAGACCCTGGGTCGCTACGTCGGCATCCTGCACGACGTCGAGGGGCGCTGCCTCAACGACGACGTCAACGACTTCGTGGCCCAGAAGGGCTACGTGCACGGCATCGGAAGCAAGTAGGAGGTGAGAGCCAGTGCCCGGCCCCGTACCCAACCGTGAGTCTGACCTGGCTCGCCCCCGAGAGCGCAAGGGCTCGGACGTTCAGCCCGTGACCAAGGGCGAGATGCGGCCCACCAAGATCCCGAACGCGGATCGAGAGTGGCACCCCATCGCCCGTCGTCTCTGGGACTCCCTGAAGACGTCCGGCCAGTCCGACTTCTACCAGAACAGCGACTGGGCCTTCGCCTACTCGCTGTGTGAAGACCTCTCGGTCTACAAGAAGTCGGGCAAGCGCAGCGGCCAGATGCTCCAGACCATCTACTCCAGCTTCGAGCGGCTGCTCGTAGCGGAGGGCGACCGACGTCGCGTCCGCATCGAACTTCATGAGCCCGAGCAGGAAGGCGACACCGCCTCGGTTGTCGCCATCGCTGACTACCGACAGGAGCTGGGGCTCGCCGAGTAACTGGAGGTGAGCCCATGGCTGCGTCATCGACGCTGTCTCCCGAGGAGATCGACGCTCTCGAACCGATCTTCCTTGGCCCTACGTGGCTGAGGAACGACGACGGTTCCTGGCTCCTCCCCGAGAAGACGCTCGGCTGGCAGATCGCCGGTTGGTGCGCTGAGTACCTGCGCTCCGAGACCGGTGGCCCCTGGAAGTTCACCAGGGAGCAGCTTCGCTTCATCCTCCACTGGTACGCCGTGGACAAGAACGGTCGGTTCGTCAACCGCAAGGGAGTCCTTCAGCGACTGAAGGGCTGGGGCAAGGACCCCCTCCTCGCGGTGATGTGCCTGGTCGAGTTCGTTGGGCCGTCGCGCTTCTCCCACTGGGATGCAGCCGGTGAGCCTGTCGGCGTACCTCACCCGCAAGCGTGGGTCCAGGTAGCTGCCGTGTCTCGGGATCAGACCCGGAACACGATGACCCTGTTCCCCTCGCTCATGTCGGACCACTTCATCAACACGTTCGGCATCAAGGCCGGTGCTGAGCTCATCCGTGCGAACGGTGGGCGGCAGCGCCTCGAAGCCGTGACGTCCAGCTTCCGTGCACTTGAAGGTGGCCGGTCCACCTTCGTCGTCCTCAACGAGACCCATCACTGGGTCCGAGGGAACAACGGCGACAAGATGTACGAGACGATCGACGGTAACGCGACCAAGAAGGACTCGCGCTACCTGGCGATCACCAACGCCTACCTGCCCGGCGAAGACTCTGTGGCAGAACGGATGCGCGAGGCGTTCGAGAAGATCCGCGAGGGCCGTGCCCTCGACATCGGCTTCATGTACGACAGCCTCGAAGCACACCCCAAGACACCGCTCTCCCCCGAAGCTCTGCGCATCGTCCTCCCGAAGATCCGGGGTGACGCTGTCTGGCTTCAGGTGGAGACCATCATCCAGTCCGTCCTGGACACGACGCTCTCTGCGTCGCGCTCTCGACGGATGTGGCTCAACCAGATCGTGGCTGAGGAAGACGCCCTCTACGGCCCTGCCGAGTGGGACGTCCTCCGCGACGAGTCGAAGACTCTGCGTCCTGGAGACGAGATCGTCCTCGGCTTCGACGGTGGCAAGACGGACGACGCGACTGCCCTGGTGGCACTGCGCATCGCCGACATGACTGCCTTCGTCCTCGGGATCTGGGAGAAGCCAGACGGTCAGGCCGGTGACGGCTGGATCGTTCCTCGCGCCGCTGTGGACAGCGCAGTGCATGACGCCTTCGGCACCTTCGCGGTGCAGGGCTTCTTCGCTGACGTTGCCCTGTGGGAGTCGTACATCTCCGAGTGGGATGACCACTACGGCGAGGGCCTGGCGGTGCGCTCACCGCTCGGCAAGGACTCCATCGGATGGGACATGCGCTCCTCGCAGAAGACCTCGACCATGGCGCATGAGCGCCTGATGCGGTCGGTCTTCGACAAGAAGCTGAAGCATGACGGTGACCTGACCCTGAGACGCCACGCGCTCAACGCGCGACGGGCGACGAACAACTACGGCGTCAGCTTCCGCAAGGAGTCGAAGGACTCCCCGCGCAAGGTCGACGCCTACGCGGCCCTGCTCCTCGCGCACGAAGCGTTGATGGAGCTGCGAGCTCGCGGCAAGAAGATCAAGAAGAAGACCGGTCGCGGGTACTTCCTGTGACAGTGAGACCAACGGAAGGACGGTGAGGCAGTGGCGGACACTACGCCTGCATCGCTGGCGAAGCAGCTCCTGTCGATCCTCCATCGGGACAGCGACCGACTGAAGCGCATCGACCGCTACCAGCAGGGCAAGCACGACGACCCCTACATGCCGCCCCAGGCGGATGACGAGTACCGGCTCCTGGCCAAGCGAGCGGTGTCCAACTGGATGCCGCTCCTGGTCGGCACACCGGCTCAGGCGCTGTACGTGGACGGCTTCCGGCGCGGCTCTGGCACAGAGGTTGTGCCACCCCAACCGGAGTCCACGTCCCCTGAGTGGCAGCACTGGCAGCGTTCACGACTGGACGCTCGACAGGCTGCGGTCTACCGGGGCGCGCTGGCCTTCGGTCACAGCTTCACGCTGACCGAGAAGACCAAGAAGGGCGTCATCACCAAGGGCCTGTCGGCCATGCGGACGGCTGCCCTGTTCGAGGACCCGGCGAACGACGACACGCCCTACGCGGCGCTGACCGTCACGCTCTGGCCCAAGGACGACCAGCCCGGCAAGGCTCGTCTGTTCGACGGCAAGTCCGAGTACGCCGTGGGCTTCAAGGCCCTCGGTGACCTGAAGGCCATCACGGTCGGAACTGGCAAGCGCCACGGCGCAAGCGAGTGTCCGGTCACCCGGTTCGCTGCGCAGGTCGACCTCGAAGGTCGCACCATCGGCGTGATCGAGCCGATGATCGCCCTCCAGAACCGCATCAACCAGACCATCTTCGATCTCCTGGTCGCCCAGACGTACACCTCGCATGAGGTGCGCTTCGCGACCGGCATGGCCCCGCCCATCGAGCGGGACGAGAACGGCGATCCGGTCCTGGATGAGCAGGGTCAGCCCAAGGCGATCCCGATGAACCACAACGCTCGGCGCTTCCTGTTCGCTGAGGACTCGGACGTCAAGTTCGGTTCTCTGCCAGGTGGCCCGCTGAGCGGTCTCATCGAGTCCGTCGACATGAGCATCCGCCACCTCGCGGCTGTGTCTCAGACGCCGCCGCATCACCTGCTGGGTCAGATCGCGAACCTCTCTGCTGAGGCTCTGCTCGCTGCCGAGACTGCGCTGTCGCGCAAGATCGCAGAGTTCCGGGCGTCCTTCGGTGAGAGCTGGGAGCGGGTCATGCGCCTGGCTGGCGAGATGGACGGCGACATCACGTCGGCGGAAGACCTTGCAGGCGAGGTCATCTGGCGCGACATGGAGCAGCGTTCACTGGCTCAGGCCGCTGACGCTCTCGGCAAGCTGAAGGAGCAGTTGGGCATCCCCGCTCGCGGTCTCTGGAAGCGAGTGCCCGGTGTCACCCAGACCGAGCTCGAAGACTGGGAGTCGATGCGCGAGGACGATGACCCGATCGGTCAGCTCGCGACGTCGATCACCCGTGCCACCCCTGATCCCGTACCTGTTGCGGCGACACCGGAGGTGGCGACCGAGTGACGCTCGCCTCTCGCGCCAACGAGGCCGAGAAGGCAAGCGTCGCGTTCCAGGTCGCGCTCACCCAGATCGGTGTGGGCACGGTCGAGGAAGCACTGAAGCTGTGGGCCGAGGTCCCCGTCAACGCGCGGGCCTCGACCTCCAGCTCCTGGCTGAAGAAGGCCATCACGATGGTGATGTCCAGGCGGCGCATGAGCCGCGACTTGGCCAGGGCGTACTACCGGCTGGCCCGCGCACTGCGGACCGGCACGACCGTCGCAGATCCGTACCACCCCGAGCCGTCCCATGTGACGCTCGACGTCCTTCGTCGCGAGTTCGCCTCCCTGACTGGAGGCTCTGAGAAGCCCCAGGAGGGCCGATCAGAGTCGGCCCCTACCAAGGAGACCAGCTCCGACTCACAGCCTGCCCAGCCCACCGAGGATGGCAGCCCTGACGCTCCTGCGGACCAAGGTTCCGAGGACGCAGAGGCTGACCGCATCTTGGTCGAGGAGCTGGCGCGGCTGAAGGAGGACGAGGAACGGATCGAGCGCGAGGCTGAAGCCGAACTGCGAGAAGCACTCTCGCAACTCGGTGCCAACAACCTCGACAAGAAGCTCCGCAACATCGACCCCGAGGCACCGGCCAAGGACGTGGACAGGCTCCGCGCTCAGGCCCATGCCGAAGCTGGTGCTCGACAGGCTGCGGCTGCGGAGCGCATCGCCATGAACGGCGGTCGCTCGACGGTCTGGAACCACGCTCAGAAGGACAAGCGAGCCATCGGCTACATCCGACTCTCGCGTACCGGCACCCCTTGCGGGTGGTGCGCGATGTTGATCTCGCGTGGACCTGTCTACCGCTCTGAGAGCAGCGCCACCTACGGCGACGGTGACAAGTACCACGACAACTGCCACTGCTACGCGGAGCCCGTGTTCTCCCGTGAGCAGTACCGCAACTCCCCGACCTACGCCACGAACCGGCGTTACGAGGAGCTGTGGCCCCAGGTGACCAAGGGGCTCAGTGGCGATGCCGCTGTCTCCGCCTGGCGGCGCTTCATCCGCACGGAACAACGAGCCGCTGCCCAGGAGGCGCGGCGATCCACAACGAGCGTCCAGGAGGCGTAACACCCATGAGCACCCCGACCGAGACCGTCACCCCCGGCTCCACCCCGGCGACCGAGGAGAAGCCCGCAGAGGGCACCACTCCTGGTTCGCCGTCGACCCCGAGCACCGAGGAGAAGCCCGCTGAGGGCGTCACCCCGGAGACCAAGCCCGAGGACGAGCTGCCCGAGTGGGCACGCAAGGAGCTGACCAAGGTGCGCGGTGAGGCCGCGAACTACCGCACCAAGCTGCGGGAAGCCGAGACCTCCCTCCAGAACGCCAAGACGCCCGAGGAGTTCGAGTCCGCCCGGACCGAGCTCTCCCAGCGGATCGCTGAGCTGGAACACGAAGTCGTGGTGACCAAGGTCGCACGCAAGTACGAGCTCCCCGAGGAGCTTGTGCCTCTCCTGAAGGGCGACACCGAGGAGGCGCTGGAGCTGGTCGCGAAGACCCTCTCCAAGTACGCCGTCCCCGCTGCGCCCGAGTCGCTGGGTGGCGGTCTGACGCCATCTGACGACGACGACGACGAGATGGACCCGCGCAAGCTCGCGCGGCGCACACGACGTCGCTGACGCACCTCACCACACACACCCACCCCCAGCCTCCGGTCGCACTGACCGGGGGCTTCTTCACACCTGGAGGACCACACAGTGGCTGAACACCAGATCGTCAAGCCCGAGAAGCTCGCCGCGACTGCGGTCGGGATGCTGGAGCAGGAGCTCGTCATCCCCAACCTGTTCCAGAAGGAGGGCATCGACCAGTTCAAGGGCGCGGA